ATGCACTGGCAATTTGCGAGGTTAAAATGAGTAGAAGAAAAGATGACCACTGGTTAAAAACATATTGGCGTCCTGCAATGGCATGGCAATACATGGTAGTTTGCTTTTTTGATTTTATTGGTGGACCTATTATGACAGCATGGTTGTCATATGTTACAAGCACACAATATGTTCCTTGGCAATCATTGACGCTAGATGGTTCAGGTCTTTATCATCTTGCAATGGGCGCTATTATCGGTGTAGCCGCATGGTCAAGAGGTAAAGAGAAAATACAAACAATGTTGCTTGATGGTAGTGTGAGAGAGACGCAAACAGAAACGACAACACAAACACCAAAAAGAGGTTAAAATGTTATTAGCACTATTATCACCGCTACTTGGTGCCGCAGTTAATCTGTTACCAAATATACTAGGTTATTTTGAAAGACAACAGGCGAATAAACATGAAATTGAACTTACAAAACTTAAACTTGATGTCGCTATTCAAACCGCACAGCTTGGCATTGACCTTGAAGAAGCTAAAGCTGATGCTCAAGAGGGACAATCTCTTCGCACTCATGATAGCACTCTTGATGGTGGAAAGTTTATCAACGCACTACGAGCTTCTATTCGACCAGTCATTACCTACGTATTTTTTGCACTATTTGTCGCAATTAAAGTCTCTGCGGCTTATGTGATGTTGAGCAATGGTGCAGATGTTCCTACAATGTTGAATGCAGTATGGGATGAAGAAACGATTGCACTTTTTGGTGCTATCATGGGCTTCTGGTTTGGTTCACGCACAATCGAAAGATTATCTGGCAACATCTCAAGAGGTAAAGTTGGATATCAAGTGAACGTAACCACATCATCAAAAAAGAATAAATAAGAAGAAGGATTATGATTGTGGCAGACGAACTAGAAAACAGAATTGAAATAGAACTTCTTAAAAAAGACGTAACTACTATGTCTGCGTTACTAGAGAAGTTTGACACAACCATTGATAAGATGCAAGAGATAGCATCTAGCCTTAGTAGAATGGTATCTCTGCAAGAACAGAGACTTGAAAACCAAGAGAAGATAACCTCAGAGGTACAGAGTATTCTGGAAATGCGTAGATTAGAACATAACAATAACATAAAAGACATATACAACCGAATCAATACGGTCAACAGAGAATTGACAGATAAGATAGAAGAAACTGAAAAAACAATTCTGAATGAGTTGCAGGTCATTCGTGCTAAACTTGACAACGATAAACAGAATTTAGGGACACGAATTAACAACATCGAAATGTGGAAATACGGAATCGGTGCTGTCATAGTTGTTCTTGCATGGATTGCAGGGCAGACAGATATCTTATCGAAATTTTTTAATTGATTTATTCTGACAATTGATATATAATGAATCCTTAGTATGAGGATTGCTTTGTCATGTCTTTAATCGTTGACCGTAAATTTGTAAGTCTGATATCAAACAAACTTGATAGATTCCAGCAGAAGAGCGAGTATCTCTGGAATTTCCGTTGCCCCATATGTGGCGATTCCCATAAAAACAAGTTCAAAGCTAGAGGCTATCTCTATCGCCGTAAGAGTGACATGTTCTTCACATGCCACAATTGCGGAACAAATATGTCTTTGGGAAACTTTGTGAAGGCTGTTGATAAGTCTCTATATCGTGAGTATCAACTCGAAGTATATAAGGAACAAAACCATAGCAATACACCTAAACCAGATTTTTCTGAATTTAAATGTCAACCTGTTTTCAATAATAAGAAAATAAACTTACCCACAGTTGATAGTTTGCATGAGGAACATGTTGCAAAGACTTATTTGCTAAATCGCAAGCTATCCAGAGATATGCTGAAAACTATATACTACACAAGCGATTTCAAAGGCTTTGTTCATGAGATACTTCCTGATTATGACAAAACTTTGATTGCAGGTGAAAAACGAATCATAATACCATTTTATGATGAAAAAAATATTTTACTAGGGTTTCAAGGAAGAGCGATTGATACATCTAAGGTAAAATATATAACCATAAAGCTGAATGATGATGCTCGCAAAATCTTCGGTCTGAATACCCTAGATTTCACAAAAAAGATATATGTTGTAGAAGGTCCTATTGATAGTATGTTTCTACACAATTCGATTGCAATGATGGATGCATCATTGTATAATGTGGTTCCTTTACTCGGTAATCATGACTATGTGTTCATATATGATAACGAGTCGAGGAACAAAGATATTGTTAGTCGAATGAAAAAAACGATTGAGATGGGTCATATGATTTGTATATGGCCTAAAAATGTTGTTGATAAAGATATAAATGAGATGATATTGAATGGAATGTCATCAAGTGAAATACAAAGCATTATAGATAGAAATACACATCAAGATTTAAGAGCAAAGCTGGAGTTTGAGATATGGAAGAAAGTGTGAGATTAATTGGTATTACTCAGCCGACAGAAGAGATTCAGAGAGAGACTGGAATCGTATCTGCACAAGATTTGGTTGCATATGTTGCGAGAGTTTCAAACCCATCTAATCAAGCCAACAATGAAACAGCAGAAAGGCTGTTGAAGTATCTTTCTAAGAACAAGCATTGGTCGCCGTATGAAATGGTTCATCTCGTTATGGAAATCAACACGACAAGAGACATTGCTCGCCAGATCCTTCGTCATCGTTCTTTTTCTTTTCAAGAATTTTCTCAGCGTTATGCCGATCCGACAAAAGACCTTGGCTTCGTTACTCGTGAAGCAAGATTACAAGATACAAAGAACCGTCAGAACAGTATTGAAACTAATGATACAGATTTGCAATATGTGTGGGAACAACATCAACATATTTTGACAGCAACAGCACTAGACACTTACAAATGGGCTGTTGAAAATGGCATTGCAAAAGAACAAGCTCGTGCAGTATTGCCAGAAGGTCTAACTGTATCACGCATGTATATGACAGGTTCACTTCGTTCATGGATTCACTATTGCGAACTACGTTGTGCTAATGGCACACAAAAAGAACACCGAGAAATTGCACTACAATGTTGGGATGTAATCTGTGGTCAATTCCCTTCACTCAAAACTATTTTAGAACAATAATCAAGAAAATTTATTAGGAGCAGAACTATGTCCGTTAGTAACTATTTGCCGACTCAATATCAACAGTTCATTCACAAGAGCAGATATGCTCGTTGGATATGGGATGAAAATCGTCGTGAGAATTGGGATGAAACTATTGCACGATATTTTAATTTCTTTGAAGAACATTTGAAAGAGTTGAATGGTTACACACTCACAAATGAAGAACGTAAGACATTGGAAGATGCAGTTCTATCATTGAAAGTTATGCCATCAATGCGTTGCTTGATGACAGCAGGTGAAGCATTGAAGCGTGAGAACATTGCTGGTTATAATTGCTCTTATGTTGCTGTTGATTCTATCCGTTCGTTTGATGAAATTCTTTACATTCTTATGAATGGTACAGGTGTTGGTTTTTCTGTTGAGTCGAAGTTTACAGAACAGTTATCACTTGTTGCAGAAGATTTTCATCCAACAGATACAACAATCGTTGTTGCAGATAGCAAACTCGGTTGGGCCAAAGCATTGCGCGAATTGATTGGACTTCTTTATACAGGGCAAATTCCACGTTGGGATTTATCAAAAGTTCGCCCAGCTGGTGCACCGCTCAAGACATTTGGTGGTCGTGCATCAGGTCCAGGTCCACTTGAAGATTTGTTTAACTTCTGTGTTGCGACATTCAAGAAAGCGGCTGGTCGTCGTTTGACAACAATCGAATGTCATGATATCGTATGTAAGATTGCAGAAATCGTTGTTGTTGGCGGTGTTCGTCGTTCTGCATTGATTTCACTTTCTGATTTGTCAGATGACCGCATGAGAACAGCGAAGTCTGGTGAATGGTGGAAAGATAGTGTTCAACGTGCATTAGCAAACAATTCATTCGTTGCAAAAGAAAAGCCAGATGTTGGTGTATTCATGAAAGAGTGGCTCTCACTCTATGAATCAAAGTCAGGTGAACGCGGCATTTTCTCAAGAGAAGCATCAAAGAAACAGGCAGAAAAATATGGCAGAAGAGATCCGAATCACGATTTTGGCACCAACCCATGTTCTGAAATTATCCTTCGTTCACGCGAGTTTTGTAACCTTACTGAGGTCGTCATTAGAGGTGACGACACACCCGAAACCCTCGCAAAAAAAGTCGAGTTGGCGACCATACTTGGCACATTCCAATCCACACTTACCAAGTTCAAATACCTAGGCAAAAAATGGGAGGAAAATTGCGAAGAAGAAAGACTACTTGGCGTTTCACTAACAGGGATTTTGGACAATGAATATACAAACGGTAAAAATGCAACTCTTGATTTGGATTCATTGCTTAGTTCACTACGCCAAATTGCTGTGGACACAAACAAAGTCTGGGCAGCTAAACTTGGTATTCCTGTATCTGCCGCTATTACTTGCGTTAAGCCTAGTGGCACTGTATCACAATTGGTGGACTCTGCTTCTGGTATCCATGCTCGTCATAGCCCTTACTACATACGCACTGTCCGTGCAGATAAGAAAGACCCATTAGCAAAGATGATGATTGATATGGGATTTCCAGCAGAAGATGATGTGATGAAGCCAGACCACACATACGTTTTCTCTTTCCCAGTTAAGAGTCCTGAAAATGCTATATATAGAAAGGATATGTCTGCTATAGAACAACTTGAACTATGGTTGACATACCAGCGTCATTGGTGTGAACACAAACCTTCTATCACTGTTACAGTAAAAGAAGATGAGTGGGTTGATGTTGGTGCGTGGGTTTGGAATCACTTTGATGAAATGTCTGGCGTTTCGTTCTTACCTTTCTCAGACCATGTGTATCGTCAGGCTCCCTATCAAGATTGCACCAAAGAAGAATATGAGACTTTGTTAGTCAAGATGCCTAAGAATGTTGATTGGTCGAAACTCGCAGATTATGAGAAACAAGACGCAACAACAGGCTCTCAGGAACTAGCTTGCGTATCAGGAGCCTGTGAAATCATATAAAGGAATAAAATGTCTAAAGAAGTAGAGACTAAAGAATGTCCTTATTGTGAATCAAAATATAAACTGATTTATAATCCAAGTGAATCTTCTGGTCTTCCTAAATTCTGCACATTCTGTGGTGAAGAAGCGTATGACGAAGAAGATGAAGTTGATTTTGAAGATGAGGATGAAGAATAAATAAACTCTGTAACAGGAGTTTATTATGTGGCTATACGAAGGTAAGGAAGTTGACGGTGACATTGTTGAGGGTTATACAGGTTTTGTATATCGCATAACAAACACCGTCAACGGCCGCAAATACATCGGCAAGAAGCTGTTCAAGTCTACTCGTACCAAGAAGGTTAAGGGTAAGACACGCAGAAAGAAAACGGTCACAGAAAGTAATTGGAAACAATACTATGGTTCCAATGCAGAACTACTTGAAGATGTGAAGAAGTATGGTGAAACATCTTTCAAACGTGAAATAATCGCATTGTGTAAAACAAAAGGTACTGCAAACTATTTGGAAATGAAGTATCAAATACTAGAAGGTGCCCTAGAGTCACCTGAATATTATAATGGTTGGATTTCCGTCAAAGTCCACAAATCACAAATCAAGCTGTAAAAATAGAACGAAAATAGAACATCTTTGAGCCTGCTATGCGGAAATGCATGGCAGGTATTCCCATTTAGCTATTGTATTCTTTGGCTACCGTGTATATATTATATGTGTAGTGATGAGAAAGAGGTTGCCCTATGGCTAAGTTGAATGTTCCCGTTGAATTTCTTGATGATTATCTCGACCATATCAAGTCTGATTATATCATGTGGTGGGGTGCCCGTGGTAAAGAAGATAATGTTCGTGACATGATTGACCGATTCCGCCGTGGTGTTGGGTATGAAGTTGGTCCCAAATATATCAAGGTTGTAAAAGACGGTTCTGTCCACTCTTTCATTGTGAACAAAGCTGGCGGCAAGTTCCCGCTCGGTGCCGTTCTTAAGGCTGCTTCTTGGAAAGCGCCTGCTACTAACTTCGCTCGTGCTAATCTTCTTGACCGTAAGACTTGGACAAATCGTATTCGTTGGACAGGAGCCCTCTGATGTATTATTTCCGTGTTTCTTTCAAAGATGGTCGTGATTGCATTTACAATGACCAGTTGACAAAACGGCAAGCTGTGCTAAGATTTAATCGTTGGGTTCATGAAATGGGTGTTCTTCCGATTGAAGAAGTTGCGTGGGGTTTAATGTGATAACTAAGCTAGAAGGTTTCAAGTTTTTCTTTGACTATGAAGAGATTCCGCAGTTAACAAAAGAATATATCATGACTGTCGCTGATGCTGAATATATCGAAGAAATTCCTCTTGAAGAAATCAATAGTTTCCTTGCTGGCTTATATGAGTTCAAGGGTATGACGATTGAACAGGCTGATGTGTATGAAGATGGATGGGTGCTGTAATGAAAACTGCTGTTGAACTCGCTAAAGAACTTAATGCCGATGCTCAAAAGCATATGGATGCTAATCCTGGTCACTGGATTGGTATGCTTGCCGAAGATGAGGAACATTGGGCAGAGTATGGAATTTATACCGCAGACGAGCTAGGTGCTTATCTTGATGCGTGTGTAGAAGCCGCTACCACTGATGCGGATAGGAATTATTTCGACAATGATAATGTCGATGAGTGGCAAGAGTGGTATGATTACGATGCAGCCTGTTGACATTCCGTATCATTGTGATATAATACTTCCATGCTGATTTATACTTACCAAAAATCTCGCCGCAAAAAACCTTCTGCAAAACAGTTGCGGCTCAATGCTGAACGTGCAGAATATTTCAAATCTCTTGGTATCAAAAAGGTGAAACATGCTGACAGAAGTTATAATCTTGACTGTTCTTTCCTTGCTATCCCTGTATGCACAAATGCCGTCCCTCTCTCCAACACAATTGTTGATGGCGGTTTCAAACGGTCGGTAGATGATTACAAATGGAAACGTGACAGAGAAGAGAGTGTAGAGACAATCAAAGAGATTGAGCGCAAGAAAACAAAAATTGCACCGGCATATAACAAGGGTCCCGTGATGTTTATTTCTGACGAGACTGACCCCAAGTCTTTAGGTAGAAAATTATGACGAATAGAGTTATTGTCTTTGATATCGACGGTACGTTGGCTAACATCGAACATCGTCGGCATCTCGTTGAAGCGAAGCCAAAAGATTGGAAGGCTTTCAACGATGGCATGGTGCATGATGTGCCTAATGATGATGTGACCGATCTTTTGTATCTGTTCTATACACAAGGTTACAGGATTGTTCTCTGCACTGGCCGTGATGAAGATTATAAACAAGTGACAAGAGACTGGCTCTTTAAGAACGAAATTCCTTTTGATGCTATCTACATGAGAAAGTCGAAGGATCGGCGTGGTGATGATATCATCAAGGTCGAGTTGCTTGAAGAAATTCGTAAAGACTTCGGCGAACCGTGGTTGTGGTTTGATGACCGTAATAGAGTTGTGAATGCAATCCGCGCTCAAGGTGTGCGTGTGATGCAAGTTTGTGATGGAGATTTCTAATGACTAAGATTGTATATAATACTTGCTTCGGTGGCTTTGGTTTATCAAATGAAGCCATCAAGCGATATGGCGAAATCAAGGGCTTAAACTTGGTTTATGTTCCTGATGAAAAATATGAAAGTTTTGGTACTTGGTATCTTGACGGTATCAAAGACGATGACCACTATTTTTCTACATATGATTTCGACCGCAAAGACCCTGCACTTGTGCAAGTTGTAGAAGAACTTGGTGATAAAGCCAATGGTGAATATGCCAGATTGGCCATTGTCGAACTTGATGAAGGCACTCGATATCGTATTGATGAATATGATGGTCGTGAATCGGTCATGACTGTTTTTGATTATGATTGGAGTATCGCATGAATTGGTTTCTAGCAGGATGTCTCTTACTTCTATTGTTATGGACGGTTATGGGATGACAATAGAAGAGTATGTTGAAAAACTAAAAGAGTTGGTGCCGCCAATGTTTGTTGAAGATTCTAAAGATTGGCCAACATCTGATAAACTATATACATATCTTCATATGATACAATTACAAGAAATGGCTGATTTCAAAGAACTTCTTAAGCAATCTATGAGGATGAATAAGTGAAAATCGGAATCTTCTCTGACCTACATCTTGAGTTTGGTGATTGGAACTATGATGGATTCCAAGATGATGTTCTGTATCTGAATGCAGGTGATACACATCCCGATCCAAAATTCCGACAGATGTTTACACGGAAGATAAAGAATGGTTCTCATGTCATGGGTAATCATGATTATTATGGTGGAACATTTGAAGGTGCCGAAACACATTTCCATTCTCTTATGATGTCAAATGGTATCAAAGTCTCATGCGCTCCTTTGTGGACAGACCTTGTTAGTCCCACAAATTGGAATCTATATCAGACAGGCCTTATTGATTTCCGTCATATCAAAGGCTTGACACAAGATAGATATATGAATGCCCATGATATTCACAAAAAGTTTCTCTTGACTTCTGATGCAGATGTGATAGTATCTCATCATGCACCGAGTTATCTGTCGGTATCAGCCAGATATAAAGGTGATGCATATAATCCGTGTTTCGCTACAGAATTATATCATGATATTTTGAATATGAAGAAGCCGCCTAAACTTTGGATTCACGGTCATATGCACAATAGATCGGATTATATGATTGGTGATACAAGAGTTGTCTGTCATCCTCGTGGATACCCGAATGAAAATGAATGGTATCAAAACTATGAACCTTTGATTGTGGAGATATAATATGCCTAATTGGTGTTCAAACAATGCGTCTTTCTATCATGATGACCCTGAACAGATTATCAAGGTTCGTGATGCGGCTCGTGAAGGCAAGCTATTCGAAACATTTGTGCCATTGCCAAATGGTGAGTGGTACTATGATTGGTGCGTAGAAAATTGGGGCACCAAGTGGGACGCCAACATGTCGGAGTCAGCCGAGTTTATCAATGAAGAAACTCGAACTGATGGTAAGAAAGATATCACTTTCTCTTTCGATACCGCATGGGGACCGCCGACTGGATTCTATGCTAAGATGACAGAACTTGGTTTTGATGTTGATGCTACATACTATGAAGAAGGTATGCAGTTTGCTGGTCATTACACATCCGAAGATGGTAACTATTCAGTAGAGTATGACTTTGATAACCCTGACTGGCGTGAAGATATTGAAGATGATGATGTTCTAGATATTCTTGAAGGCTTATATGAAAGCTGGCAAGAATGGCAAGATTTGAACGATGACGAGGACGAAGAAGAAGATGAAGATAAAGAAAAAGGGAATTGAAATCTTCACCAAAACGGATTGTGTCTGGTGTGTGAAGGCTAAAGAACTTATGCGTAACTTAGGTCTGAACTATACAGAATACAAACTCGGTGTAGATTACCAGAAAGAAGATTTGCAGGAACTGTTAGGCAAAGAAAAACGCTTGACAGTGCCGCAAATTTATGTTAATGGTTATCTTGTAGGTGGTTATGAAGATTTCGCGCAGTATGCGGAAGAAGTCGGTATTATGGGGTTACAATCATGACAAAAGTAAAGTTGAAAGTTACACAAGAAGTTGACCTTGATTGGGAAGAAGCACAAAAAGTAGTCGTATCTGTTCTCAAAGAAGATTTTGATTCTATTACAAACGATATCAATTCGTATCGTGCGTTTACTAGTCTGAAAGAGTTTGAGAAAGAAGATTTGGATAACTGGATGACAACAAGAGATGCTATATATAATATGTTGAGATATTATCTAGCACCTGATGAATTAGATGTGTTTATGCGAAACAGGAGTTTGCTCTGATGCTTGACCAATATAATCTAAAAGAAACATTGGCTAATGGCGTTGCAACAGTGACGTTTGAAAAGATTGATGGTACATTGCGTGAAATGCGTTGCACAACAAATCCATCTCTGATGCCAAAGCAGTTGCTTCGTGAAGAAGGTAATACTCGCACAACACCAGATGGTCTTGCTGTTGTATGGGATTTAGATTTAGGTGAATGGCGTTCGTTTCGTCTTGACCGTGTAAAGAATGTGATAAAGGAGTAATCATGGCACATCCTCATAAAAATAGACCTCGTAAAGGCCGTCGTAAGATTGGTTCTCGTAAGCGTAAGTCCAGAAATCAAAGAAAGAAGCGGTAATGAAAAGTAAGATAATACTAGGATTATTATTACTTTTGATTCCTATAATCGCATATGCTCAATTGCCTAAGAAACTCGTCATACCTGATAATGTCAAAAAAATTCAGGTTGATTCTTGGACAAAAGATGGTGTAAAGATTTTTAGTTATCAACTTGATGTGAAACCCGGGCAAGTTTTTGAGGTAACACCAAAATGAACGATATGATTAGATATATGGTTACAGGTTTTGCAGCCTTAGCGGTATTCTGTTTGCTGTTTTATCTCGAACCATATTCCATTCTATTTGCATTGCTTGCAATGTTTGTTGCAATCATGTCTCTTGCAGTAGGATACATTATCGTTGATACATATGATAGATGGAGAGAAGATAATGACAAGAACCAGAGCCGAAAGACGCCATCATCATCAAAGAATGATAAATCGAACACGCAAGTTTGAGTGTGTAAACGGCATGGAAGAATGGTTTAATCAAGAGATGTTTGAGAAACGCATTCGACAGTTAGCCGAAAACCGTAAAGCATGTTCATGTTGGATGTGTGGCAATCCTAGAAAGACTATGAAAGAAAAGACAATGCAAGAAATGAGATTTGATGAATATACGAAGGGTGATGAATAATGTCCGCAGATAATGGTGTGTTTGTGCTACAGACACATGGTCCTGAGTTTCGTGTAGCATATGCACAAAACATCGATTCCATTTACGGAAAGTTCAATGATGATACTGGGCATTGGAACGGTAATATGGAAGCAATGCGAAGTCTCTTTGAAGATGCACATCTTTTCAAGGATATTGAATCAGCACTTGACAAAGCACAAGAAATCAGTCAAGATTATGAATATCTTGAATATGGAATCTGCATTGTCTCAGATTTCAAGGATCTCGTTTATACACAGGAATAAATCGTGGCAAAGAGTGCAAAGAAGGCTCGTGGTAAGTTTGTAGATGAAAAGTATTTAGGTCCTGAACCAGACTTGAGTGGGCGTATTCCAACTACAGTAGAACTAGCAAAAGCCTATTCATGGTATAACTATTTCTATAACAATGATGATGCTAAGAGTTTTGTTCTTGATTATTTTAAGAAGCATCATAAAGCTGATAAGGATTTGATTCGTGATATCAACAATTGCCCTTCTTATAACTTACGCAATCTGGGGTGGTCTTGTCGCATTGTCGATATGGGCGGTACACTCCCTTCTTCTGTCAAACTCGAAGATACGGCGAGAGCAATCATTAAGGTTGGATCAACATTACAATCAGATGAGAGACCAGATGATACAGGGAATACTGGATCGGGAGAAGAAAATACAGAAGTCGAAGTCCAGAAAGTCTCGATCCAAAACCGCATCAAAAACAAAACGGACGATTTGATTGCTGAACTTGAAGATGAAATTGATAACTTCATTATAGAAGGTGAAAGCAAATTTAAGATTGCAGAATGGCTTCGACAGAAAGATGTAAAGCCACAGATTGCTTTGCGTATCGCAGAATTTTATAAGCCACTCTATTCAGAAATCTTTGATGCCTTCGAAGGTAAAGATGATGAACTAAAGAAAGCATATTCACGCTACAAAAAGCCACAGCTTCGTGCATATATGGAGTTTGTGCGTGATATTGTTTCCGCATGTGAGAATCGTGCTGAGATTATCAAGGTCATTCGCAAGCCTCGCAAGAAGAAGCAAAAGACACCACAACAATTGGTTGCTCGTCTCCGTTATAAAGAGAAAGACGATATCTTTAATCTCACAAGCATCAAGCCGACAGAGATTATTGGATGCAATCAGTTGTGGGCATTTAACACCAAGAACAAACAGCTATCAGTCTATAATGCAATGGGACCAGCGGGGCTAAATATAAAAGGTTCTAGTCTGACTGGTTATGATGAGAAAGTGTCCATCAGTAAAACTTTGAGAAAACCGAATGATACATTGAAAGTTGTATTAGAAGGTGGAAAAGTAACACTGAGAAAGTTGATGGATGGTTTGACAACTAAACCTAAAACGACTAATGGTCGTATCAATCCAGAAATCATACTTGTAAGGATAATCAAATGAGTGACAAGATTGTAGCGTTTCCTAAACATAAGATAGTTCGTGAAGTTCATGCCAATGTAGAAGAGATTGAAAAAGCAAAAGAGAGAAGCACACAAAACTTCGCAGAAGATATCATGGAAGATTTGATATCAAACATCTATGCCGAATTGGAAAACTATGGACTGAATGTTGATAATGAACATTTTGAAAAAGACTTTTCTTTCGCAGCCGATGCTCTAAGGTCAACAATCTATCGAACATTAGGAATAAAACATCCAATGCAAGAATTTATTGAAACGAGTGTTACGATGACATTCTTTGACCGTAAAGGGTTGAAAACGGGAAATATTGGTCAGGAATATGACCCTGTCAGTGAAACAGAAGATTGACATTTGAAAATAGCTACTATATACTATAGATAGTTATGAAGGAAATATTATGATTCTTATCGACCTAAATCAGGTACTGATTTCCAACTTGATGCAACAGATTAACGGAAATCCTAAAGTCAAACTAGACGAAGATTTGATTCGGCACATGGTACTAAATGCCCTTCGTGCTTACATTAAACAGTTTAAAGGAAAATACGGTGAAGTTGTGATTTGCTGTGATAGCAAACGATACTGGCGCCGTGAGTTTTTTCCTTTCTATAAAGCCAATCGTAAAAAAGACAGAGACAAGTCAGCCTTTGATTGGGGTCTCATCTTTGAAACTCTCAACAAAATTCGTGATGAGTTGCGTGAAAACTTTCCATACAAAGTAGTTGAAGTTGATGGTGCAGAAGCAGATGATATCATCGGCGTCCTTTCTGCTCGCAAATCTCCGCATGAAGAAGTTCTGATTATTTCATCAGACAAAGACTTTGTGCAATTGCAAAAATATAAGAACGTGACACAATATAGTCCGATTGCAAAAAGTTTTGTTGTAATCGGTGATGCAGAATATTACATGCGTGAACATATCATTCGTGGTGATAGAGGCGATGGCATTCCAAATTTCTTATCTGCTGATAATGTCTTTGCTCTTGGAGAAAGACAGAAAGTCATAAATAAGAAAAAACTGGTAGAATGGGTCGATAAGCATCCAGAAGATTTTTGTGTCAATGACACAATGATGCGTGGCTACAAGAGAAATCAGATGTTGATTGACCTTGACTATATACCAGAGAATTTAAAACAATCTATTGTTGATGCTTATGAGAATACATCATCTGCATCAAAACAAAAGATGATGAACTATTTTATTGAAAAGAGGCTAAAGAACCTCATAGAAGTCATGGATGAATTTTGATGAGAAAAAATTTATATGAAGTTTTTGAAGAGTTTGAAAAAGCTCCCACAAGAGAAGCGAAGATAAACGTCCTCAGAGCAGACAATCGCCAAGTTTTAAAAAATCTTTTGCAGGGTGCATTTAACCCTGCTATCAAATATGTGTTCAAAGAACCTCTCGAATATAAGAGAAGTGACGCACCTCCAGGAATGGGATATTCAAGTCTCGACATGGAATTTCGTCGCGTCTATATCTTTGTAGAGGGTTCACAAAAGGTAGATCCGAATCTATCTCTTGAACGCAAGAAACATATTCTTATTCAGATACTCGAATCTTTGGAAGCAAAAGAAGCTGAGATATTCATGAATATGATGCTAAAAGATTTGAAGGTTAAAGGTCTAACACCAAAAATTGTAGAAGAAGCATTTCCAGGTTTATTATAAAAAGGATAAAATAAGGTTATTGAGATGAAGAACAGAAAATTGAATAGTGATGTTCGTTCTTATGACTACTATGAAGAAGAAGGTGAAAACTATAATCGAAACGCTAAGAAAAAGCGTTTAGCATACCAAGACAAGCGCAGACCCGTCAAGAACTACAAAAACGCATGGTCACAGCATGTCTCGGACTATGAAGAACACGACGATTTTTTCTCGAAGTGAGTGTTGTATTTTTGCAACACTCAGCCATGCTAAAAATGCATAGGTGAGTTGCAAAAATATGCGTTGACTCTCAGGAATAGGTATGGTAGGATATACCTATGATAGAGATGAAATCACGTAAAAAGCGTTCTGACCGGAACCATCTGATATACTCGATTACCCATGGTAAATCAGTCTATATCGGCGTTACTCAAGTTGAGAACCGGTCTGTCAATAAGTCCCTCAAACGGCGCTGGCAAAAACATGTCTGCCGCGCTAAGACTGAAAATCACACCTGGAAACTGTATACCGAAATCCGTCGCTACGGCGCTGAGGCTTTCACCATTGAATTGGTCGAAATCGTGCGTGGTAAGAGCGCGGCCCACAAGCGGGAACGCCAGCTGATAGAGAAGTATCAACCCAACCTAAACACTGATATCCGAGTTTCCAAAGCCCGTAAAAAGGGTCAGTGATGCTGACCTATTCCTATGCAAAAAATGCATATCAGGGTTGTCAAAATAGCTCTTGTATTTCCCATCCGAATGTATATATTATATGTGTAAGTTGAGTTGAGAAAGGTCTGAAAATGTGTAAGATGAGAGCCCGAGAAGAAGTCAATCAGATGTTGATGGCATACCTCGAACATGGTGGCAAGATTACCGTTACTAAGACGAAGCGTCCCCTCAATTCTTATTCTTGGTCGTTAATGAACATGCGTGGTTCGATTGCCCATAAGGGGCGTAAAGCGACCCACCTTCGTGCCGCTGGTTTCGCAAAAGCTAATTGATAGGAGAAAACACAATGGACATGATTTCGCAGGCCCTCTATTACAAAGCCGATGCCGCTGGTAAAGATGCAGTTGCAAATCTCAAAGTCATACCGATGGTCGTTGGGCATGCTAAGGGTTTCTTTGGTAATGACATTGACTATTCGAAGCCCACTTACTATGTAGAAGATGGTCTATGTGGGTTTGCGTGGGTAAACATCAAGCCCGCTAATTCGAAGTTTGCGAATTGGCTGAAAAAGCAGGGACTGGCTCGCAAGGGTACCTACGGTGGTCTTAGCATGTGGATTCGTGACTACAATCAGTCCGTTCAGAAGAAAGAAGCGTATGCCCATGCCTTCGCAAAGGTGCTCCAAGACGCCGGTATCAATGCCTATGCCGATTCTCGCCTTGACTAAAATGCATACCAGGGTTGTCAAAATGTCGCTTGACAATCCTATCCGTCCTGCTATCATATATGTATCGTAAAAAGTGAGGTTATTCCTATGTTGATATTTACCTATTGTTTGGCTCCTATCGCCAAAGGTCTCCGTGCTGGTCTGTTTCAAGTGAATACTCCAGTTTCTCCATCTGAAATCAATGCCGTATGTGGTGGCAATTATGCTTCCAAATATGTGTCGTTGATGCGTAATCATTACGGCTTTACCATTGAAGAAACTCGTGCTGGTCGTACCGTTGTTGCTTACACCGTGCTGAATGCACCAGCTAATGTTCAAGAACTTTCTGAGTTTGAGGGTGGGCGTGTTGCGAAGCCTGCTAAAGCTAAAGCACCGAAGCAACCTAAAGTTGTTGTGACTAAGACCAAAGCAGTCAAGAAGGCGGCTGCTTCTTTCATGGCAAAGCGTAAAGCTGATGCTGTAACAAAGCAGTTTGGTACTTCTGGTGAAGTGTCCTCTTACGGCGTTGATGCTGATTGGGACTCTATGGAAGGTATCAATGTTCGTGACCTCGTTGTATAAACTTGGCGCTGGTGTAAAAGCCAGCGTCTCTCTTTATGGAGTGAAGTGATGGAAGCAAGAACTGTCGGCGGTCATGATGCCTATGTTTATCCAAAAGAACCTGACGATAAAACATTAAAAGGTTGTGTGATACTTCGTGGTCGTTATCCATGGCATACAGGTGAAAACCGAATACAAGTTGAATGGGAACTTGATGGTACTTGTATTTTCTTCGATAGATTTGGTAGTAAATATAAAGACAGTAAATACAAAGATTGGGATTTAGTGATGGAGAATATGTGATGAGCATCTCTGAACGATTGCGTAATTTGGCTGTTGCAAACTATGATGAGGTCATTGATGACTTTTCTGTGGCCTCAGAAGGTGCTGATGAGATTTACAGGTTGCGTAAACTTGTTTATGATGCTTTCTGGGAAGGGTTTCAATCAGGAAGAGATGGAGGATGGATTGGTCAGGGGCAAGGCCATCCTTGGAAAGTCAGTGATGCTTATGCAGAACTTGAAAAGAGTAAAGATGATGTGTAAAGATGATGTTTTATAAATACTCCTATAACAAGGAGAAACATCATGCGAACCACTCAAACTGGCGACCAAAAAGTATGTAATAAATGTAACCAATCAAAACATATCGACTTATTCCCTAAAGCAGATCCTAAAACTAAATCCTATAACAAATACAAAAATGGTATAAAACCTTGGTGTAAAGAATGCTATCGCACCTACAATACCAAATATATGAAAAAAATGCGTGGTGAAGGAACTAAAGCGTATAGTCATTATTACAAAAAATATGGCCTGACGCAAGAAGAAGTTATTCAGATGCATGAAGAAAGATTGGGTAAATGTGATATTTGTGGTTGTCAAACAGACCATCGTTATGATAAACTGTGTGTAGATCATTCACATGATACAGGAAAAGTTAGAGGTTTGCTCTGTTTTAGTTGTAATACCGCATTAGGCAATTTCAAAGATAATATTGAAAACCTAAAAAATGCAATATCATATCTGGAGAAAAACCGTGAATATATTTGCGATTGATAATGACCCTTCAAGGTGTGCGGAATATATGGTTGATCGCCATGTGGTGAAAATGGTTTTAGAAACTTGCCAATTACTATCAACCGCACATCGTATTCTTGACGGCACCGAATATCTTGACAAGACTAAAACTGGTCGCAATGTCAAGCGTTGGCGCTTGCCTGACGAACGAGAAAATAATCTTTACTCAGCCACACACGTTCATCATCCTTCTGCTGTGTGGTGCCGCACGAATATCAATAACTATATCTGGTTGTATGTTCACTTTCTCGCATTGCTGAACGAATATACACACCGTTATGGCAAACGTCACAAATGCGAGGCTATGATTGATTATCTGAAAGGGGCGCCACATAATATTGCACATGCACCTTTGACGCCAGTGACACCGGCTATGCCAGATGAATACAAAGTTCCAAATGATAGCATTGAATCCTATCGAAACTATTATCGTGTGGCTAAAGCACGAATGCATAAGTGGACTAAGCGTGAACCACCGAAGTGGCTGGTTGCATAAATATAAAACATACTTCGTGTATGTAAACTTCCGCAAGGAGGTATCGTTAACAACAAAAAGGATAAGGTAATGTTCGGTCTGAAAACAGGCGGAACGTTGCTACTATTATTTTTATCTTTAATTGCTTATAGTAGCTATGTTTCCGCCCACAATAGGAATGGAACAAGCGCCATCTGTGAAAACTACAACCCAAGACTTGATAGATGCGGCGCTGAAACACTTATCACATCACACAACACTCCCCCAAAATTGAAGCCTAAAAAGATTTACGAGAAGGCTTCGGTTTATGAAGGACTAAACGAGAACAAGAATAGAAAGTCTTTGAGAAAACTAGTTGGTGTTGACCCTGTAGAGGTACCTTGGTGTGCCGCCTTCATGAATGCCATATTAGAACGAGAAGGTTTTGAAGGCACGAATGATAATCGTGCTAGAAGTTTTGCTAATTATGGTGAGAAAGTAATCTCACCTGAAGTTGGTGACATAGTGGTGCTTCGTTCGCATGTTGGTATTTTTGTCGAATACAAACAGATAAATGATACATTATATGTCGGTGTTCTCGGTGGTAATCAAAGTAACAGTGTGAAAGTTAGCTATTTTCCTGTGAAAAAAATTATAGCCATTCGTCGTCCTATAGCTTAATTATACTTTGCGAATTATAAATAGGAGTAACATGCCAAGATATTCATTTGAAAATCAAAAAACGGGCGAAGAGTATGAACTCGATATGCCCTACTCGGAACTTGAGAAATATCTGAAGGACAATCCAAATGTCAATCAGACGTTTCACATGAACCTAGGCGACCCAATACGAATGGGTGTAACAAAACCTCCTACAGATTTTTCCAAGTATGTTTTAGGCAAAGTCAAAGCCACGAATCCACTTGGTAAAGCTGTTGAGCGTAGGTATACAATACCAAAAGAAATATGATTTTAAAAAAGAATAATTTACAGTAACAGAAAAGGGGCTCTCAGAAATGAGGCGCCCCTTTTCGTTTTTTAACAAGGGTAAAAATAACAATGGCAAAAAGAGCAAAACAGACTCCAAAGAATCACGAACAAGCCAACAACAAAAACCATTTCGAACTTCGCTCTATAAAACCACTTACTACAAATCAAAACAGAACATTTGATTCCTATGCAAAAGGTCAAAACTTAATCCTTCATGGATATGCAGGAACAGGTAAATCATACATCTCATTGTATCTTGCGCTAAAAGAAATCTTGACAGGCAATACTGCATATGATAAGATTATTATTGTTCGCTCTGTAGTTCCTTCTCGTGATATAGGATTTTTGCCAGGAAATATAAAAGATAAGATTAAAGTGTATGAAGAACCATACAAAGAAATATGCGATGACTTATTTGGAAGAGGCGATGGTTACGATATACTCAAGATGAAAGGCATGATTACATTTACAACCACATCATTCTTGCGTGGTGTGACATTTAATAAAGCGATTGTGATTGTAGATGAGTTGCAGAACATGACATTTCCAGAACTTGATACTGTTATGACACGTATGGGTGACCAATCAAAGGTAATCTTCTGCGGTGATTTCCGTCAGACAGACTTGACACATGAGAGAGATAAAAGCGGGCTTATGCATTTTCTAAATATAACTAAACGTATGGGCCGATTTGATTACATTGAATTTGAAAAGCAGGATATTGTTCGCTCAGGCCTCGTTAGAGATTATATCATCAAGAGAACGGAGATGGAAACATCATGAAGAGTTTCAGAGAATTTTTAGAGGAAGCCAAAACAGTAACCTATGCGGCTCACGATGCTTACGGAAGCCCTAAGAAAAAGGTTCTTGTTCGCAAATCACCGTCATCAAGTGGTGGTTCATTAGACGAAGGTAATCCTCTTGCTACAATGCAGAAGCACCAAGAAGCTGGTCGTCACTTCATCGCACTTTCAACAGAACGTCCAGGACTTTCCAAAAAAGAAGTGAGAGCAAGAAACAAAGAACTTATTGCATCTGCAAGAGAAGCTGGTTACGGTGTTCGCAAAGCAGAGGGACGATATGAAGGTGGAAAAGAAACATCACATATCATTCATGCTAAAGATACAGGCAAAGAATCAGGTGCAGAACTTGTTGCATTCGGTCGTAGAATGGGACAGAAGTATGACCAAGATTCTGTC